AGAAGGTCTTTGTATTCTTCTTGAATCTTGGTAAGTTCTTTGCCTCCCTCAAGTTTGTTTATTTTTGCTTTAATCAAATCAAGATTTTTAAGACCAGAATCAACAACCTTTTTTAATTTATTGTATTCAGCACGCGCTTCTGCTCTAACATCTGCTGGCTCTTGTGGGTTCTGCGCTCTAGTTTTGAATAAGTCTAGTCGGCTTAGATTGGTTTGATACTTAGAGTTTTCTGCTGCATATAAACCAATAAGTTTGCGCTTATCGTCAGGCAATGTTCCTAGAACTGGCATTACTGTAGCCCTCCTAGTTCCCTGAGCATTAACTCATTTGCCATTTCAGCACGAGTTTTTTCTGCTGCTCCTGTTTGTTCAATCTTTGAAGTAATAAACTGTTGTTCGTTAATTCCACCAGTTTGCACAACATTTCCAGCAGCATCATAAGTCTGTACTACTGGATTGCGCTTTTGCGCAAGCTGAAGTTCTTTTTTAATCTGAGATAGTTCTTTTGCTGATAAACCATAGCCAGTTTTAGACTGGGCTATCTTAGTAGCAAGAGCCTCAATATCAGAATCATTCATAATATAGGTTTGAGTTCTGGCTTTAGCGCTTCCATCACCAGCACCAAATGAAATCTGCTCGTTAATAAATTCATCACGTGTTAAAGGACGGATGGCAGATATAGATAGACGTGCTTCTTCGGCAGCATCTAATGCTTTTTGAAAAGCAGGTGTATATTTACCGTTAACTGGACCTCTGTAATAGTTAGCAGCTTTAAGTAACTTTTGATATCCACTAATAAGAGCTGGACTGTTAGCAATAGCCTTTTTAAATTCTGTATACTCTGTAAGAGATGTTGAAGTAGGCTTGCCATCTGCGGTAGTTTCTTGAACTTTAACTACCCTAGATACACCTTTACTTGTTCCTACACCGGCCACTTTAGTCTCCTAGTAATCTACCAAAGAGCACATTGTAGGCACTTTGTGTATTCTCGTTATATGCTGCAAGTTCACGCATTTTGATAATGGTTTCTTCCTTGTTCATATTTGAAAGGAATTGACTTCCACCAAATGTATCTAACTGATCCTTGGTAGACTTGTAATCAGTATAAAGTTTCAACATTTGCTTTAACTTTTCTGCAACCTTTGGGGAAGCAGTAAAGGCAGACTTTTCGCTGAGCATCTTCTCAAGGTCATTGAGTGCTTTCATACGCTCGATAGCCTTCTTACCGCCCTGTGCTAGTTCTTCTTGAACTAAAGGACGGCCAGCCTTGAATGTAGTAGCCCAATCTTGGAACTCTTTGCGTAATTGTGAACGCTCAAAATCTGTACCTACAGCTTCTAGGTTTGTCTCGTACTGGTTCTTCTTCTCGTAATAAACCTGCATATCTGCTGCGGTTTGTACTTCACGGAGGAAGTCTGTTACACGCTTGTTCTGACGAAGACCCATATCAGTCATAGTCTTGTAAGCATCCCAAGAGTATCCACCCTTGTGAGGAATAAGGAATGCTGCTGCCTGTGGGTAATCCTTGAATAACTTATCATTCTTATCTACAAAGTCACCGGACTCTTGTGCATATCTAAAATAGGCTACAGTTGAACGATCTGATTCGGAGATAGTAAACGGAATCTGGTCTGGATAACGCTTGACCCATTCGGTCATTGCCTTATCGTAGTCTCCATACTTGTCAAGAAGGCCATACCAAGATTGCTTGAAGGATGCTTCTCCGTTGTCACGCACCCAATCTGCCATATCTGACTTAAGCATAACTTGTGCTGTAGCAGGTGCTGTAAAGCCATATACAACACGCAATCCAAGAATGCTCATCGTTGTATTCTTTAATTGCAGACGATATTTCTCTAATTCTGCTGCGCTGAAAGGAATTGGATTACCTTGAGCATCGTACTTTTGCTGTAGTCCGTGACCTGATGCTTCAAGATAGGTTATAGCCTTACGCATTGCTGATGCGTACTGCCCATCGCGCTCATCTTTATTCATTGCGGCATATATACGATTGACGTGTGCTGGAAGGAATGCTGAAACCATTGGTTGGTCTTCTGCATACTTACCCAAAAATGTAGTTGTAATTTTGTCTGCTGCACCTGGGTTAAAGATATCAACTAAGTTTGCTGCAACCTTTACAGAGAATCCTGATAATGGACCAGCAAGGGTTGGAATAGCAGACTCTGGGTTAAGCGAAGGTGTAATCATCTTCAACTTAGCGCCAAACTCTACAGGGAATGGAGTCTTAAACTCTGCTGGAACTCCTAGCGCTTGCATAGCGGCTTGAACCGCTTTGTAAACATACTGAGTTCCTGGGTACAAAAAGTATGGTTCGCCTTGATCGTCATACTGCACCCAACCTGAGTGGGTAATTCCTTCATAAGTAAGGCTTGCTTTGACGATTGACTCTGGGTTGTAGCGTACTACGCGGTATACACGACGATAGAAGTCTTCAGTAGCACGATAGAAACGTGCAAAGTTACGAACACCAAAAGCAAGTTGTGTCTGTACTGCAGGGTTATCTACATAAGCAAGCACTTGTAGGCGTGCTCTATCTTCTGCAATCTCAGCTAACTTGTAACGAGCATTTTCTGTAGCACGTTCTAGCGCTTTAGGCGCTGTAATGCCACGTGTATGCGCTGCAATGAAAGCATCTTCAAAACCTGTGCTCTTAAACTGCTTACGGAGTTTAATCATCTCAGCAAGAACCATAGGTTCACGTGATAAACGTGCGTTAGCGTTACCTAGCCAGTCCCATCCCCATTCCATAAAGGACGAAGCGTAGTTTCCGCTATCTGATATAGGTACTAACTGTGGTCCAACGATATATGTAGGTACGTCTGCCTCTGATTTTGGTAGGTCATCTAGGCCGAGTTTACCTGTAATGCGGTATTCGCCAGCAGTCTCATCAAAAACACGTACTTTGCTGAGCAAATCTTGGTTAATCTTGCCGTCTTTTTTAACAAAAAGTTGTTTAGCTGCATCGTAAATACGCTGTGCGTGTTCTTCTGTAGAAATTCCACGCTCTTCCATACGGAATGCTGCAACCAACTTGGCATTCTTTGGATCATCAAGCCAACCTTGAATTTTCTTTACAGCAAGTGCTGCTTCTTGTGCATCATCGCTAAGATTTGCTACAGCAATACGACCTAATTTGTCATTTGAATAGTAACCAATACGCATAATCCAAGCAACTTGTGAGGCTTCATCTGCAAGAGGAGCCATTTGCTTATAGCCACCCTTACCTTTTGCAAGGCCAAGGCGACCTTTCTCAAGGTCATAGGATAGTTCTGCTGTACGTACTTTGTTCTTACGAGTAAAGTTGATAGTACGGGTATATGAATCAAGTCCGGTAAATGCGTTCTTGCCACCTTCAACAACATCCATAAGTGCATTGTCTAGGTCGCCGTACTTAATCTGTTCAGCAAGAGCTGCACGATCTGCGTCTGTAAATTTACCAAGGCCAGCACGCTCATAGAAGCGTGTTAACTTTCCTTCATTCAAAGCACGAGCAGTAATCTCACGAATCTTCTTGATATCACCGTCGGCTGCTTCAATCTCAGCACCATAACGCTTTGCTTCTCTTCCGTTAACAAAGCGCATAACTCCACCAAGTGGGTTAGCAGATGCTTGGTCAAACTTAGTTAGGCCTTTTTCCATCTGGCGTGCAGTGCGCAAGCGGGTAGATAGGGCACGTGCTTTAACCAAACCAAATGGTGATTCACCGATTGCAAGGTGTACAAGCAAATCTTCTGTTGCGTTACGGATTGCATAACGTGGACCGGCTAGAGTTAAGAATGACCACGCTGTAGTCATCTTCTCAACCCAGTTAGAATGTGCTAAACCTAATGTGCGCTGGATAATTCCAGAACGTGCAGCAGCTCGGTCAATATCACGAACACTGAGCGTTGTTACATAATCTGATAAGTCGGATAGAATAAGACCAACTTGTTCGCCATCTGGCAACATAGCAGGGTTCTTACCATCAATGGTTGCGGCAAACTGCTTGTTAGGACCTAGGCGCAAAGGATCGGCAATAACTTTGCCTTCTTTGGTTACGTTAAGACCGCGTATATCTGCAATAGTAGATTGAAGTCCGTAAAAAATTTCTTTCTTCTTACCAACTTCAGCATTATCAAAAGCCTGAGCAATTAACTTAGAATCATTTTTAGGCAATACCAAACGTGCGTAACGGTATACCTTTGCTGCTCCATCTGCTGAAGTTACGTCAAAGAGACTGTCTTCAAAGAAAGGTACTTGGCTGAACTTAGCCTTAAAACGGTCAATGCGATATTGAACTTGCGCCATAGAAAAGCGTGCTGTTCTTTTAGCATCTGCTTGAGCCTTAACATTATTGATAATAGTTTCTTTACCATCAATAATTGCTTTAGCAACGCCATCATCTGTAGATGCTCCAGCAAAGTAAAGGTCATCAATAAAGCGTGGACCAATTTTGTCCATATTAAAAACTTTATTAGCGGTTGTAACAAAGTTAACGCGAGCCTGACGTGCAGCATCCATTCTAGGAATCATTACACGCTTGCGACCAATTTGACCTTTCATCATTTCAGCCACTTGGTCTGCATTCTTAAAGAAAGCCCTAGCAGTATCAGCGTTTGTGATAGGTACATCAATATCAATAAATGATTTGATTACTGGATCACCAAACTCAGGTGCAAGAATATTCAGACGCTTCTTGATATTGACAGCTTCTTGGGTAGCACCGTCTTTGATAGCCTTTTTATAGGCTCCTAGTTCTGCTCCGTATGTATTCCAAAAGTTTTGCACCTTTGGAAGAGCAAATACTTCATCAACCTTATTACCACCAACTACTACATCTAGCGCATACTTGGATATATCAACTGCACGCTTTGCTTTACCAAAAATAAGCAATGGATCTGCAAGCACTCTAAATGCTGCATCAAATGCGCCAGATACTGCTTTGTAGAAAAAGCCTGAACCCTCTACCTGTTCTGGAGTAACAAGGTTTGCAACTTGACGACCAAATGAATACTTTGCTGCTTGGGTAGCATCAAGTGCATCTTGAAATAAATCATCTTTATTCTGCGCTGCAAGGGCTGCAATATTACGTTCTGCTTCTGTACCAGATGATGCGATATCGCTGAGTTTCTCACCGGCAGCTACACGCATTGCTACGTTTACTCGGTCAGCACCAAACTTAGATTTGGCCTTTTCAATACGACCAGTATTAAATACTTTATCGCCTTTATCGTTTGCCTCAGTCCAAGCAAAACCAAGTTGACCGCGTTCGTAAATAGGAATAACTGCAGCACGATAGGCACGTGTTGTAAGGTCTGAAACTTCCTGCAAACCTTGAAGCAATGCACCACCTGTGTAATGCCACGCAGTACCAAGCCAACCACGCTGTGGTTTTTCTGCAGGAGATTGAGTTCCTGCTACACGCTTGAGTGCTTCTTGCTGTGCAGGTGTTTTAGAAGCATAGGCTTGTTGTGCTGTTTTTGCTGGAAGATTAGATAATTCCCTATGCACTGCAAGAGTTGTTTGCAAATCCTGCATTGCCTTTTGTTCTTCTTGTGATAATCCTGCAGCAGATGCAACTGCTTTTAGATTCTCAGGCACTAATCACCTCGCGCAACTGCCTCCGAATACAAGATAGCAATACTGCCGTCTGTATCGAAAGGTAGAAGTTTTGCTAAAGTATCTGAAGTTTTCATTCCAACTTTAGTCATACCAAGGATTGATGAACCTTCACCTAGACCTCTATCAGTACCAACCATAATGTCTTCTTGTGGGCGTCTAGATTCGTCAAATAACTTTGTTACTGTAGGACGTGTTGCAGCCTCACGCACTTCAGATGCTGGAGTTGGACGGGTATCTGGAGTAGTAGCAAGAGGCACAGCGCTTTTAATATCTTTTGTCTCTTTACCTTCTCCGTATGATGTAGAACCTAAATCAAGTTTATCAGTACGTACTGCGTATTTTCCTGGACCTGATGCACCCGCTAACGGATTCATTGGCGCTGTTGTCATCGGTCCTCCTCTAAAGTCTCTAAGTCTTGTGTCATTTGCTCCCACGCTTGGGATTCATCAACTTTGCGATTAGCGTGGTAAATACTTAATTCTAATAATGATTCTAAAAATGTTGTTACTGCACTTGATAGATGTGCTAAAAACTCTGTTATCAATACCAAAAAATGTGCAGGACGTACGGGAGGTGGTATTCTATTATTCATCCCGTACGCCCTTCACTTATTAAGCCTTCTTGCCTTTGCGAGCTTTGCCAGCGAAACCGAATTTAACTTCGCCGCCTTTTGGCTTTGGAGCCTTAGTATCAACCTTAATTGGTTGTACAGAAGCCTTAGCCTGTGATCCTTTGTTCATATTTGCACCTCCTTCGGTTACGCTGCGCCGGTAATACCGGCTAGTAGTGTCGCTATATCGGGTTTTTGACCAGTAGCAGGGGCCATACCAGCTTGTTCTTGTGGAGGTTGCTGCGAGGCAGGAGCGGGGGCCACACCTGCTACTGGAAGTTCGGGTGCCATCTGTTGTGGCTGTGGTTCTGGTGCAAAGACCTTTTCCACGATTGATTCAAGTGCTAATCCTTTTTGGCGACCCTTGATAACATCTGCGATACGAGTGACAATCTGTGAAGGGTCTTGCCCTTGCGCCGCGAGCGCTGGAATCGCTTGTGCATACTGGGCCACACTAACGCGAAGAGCATCGCGCATCTCTTCAATATCAACACGCTGTTCCTCCTGTGTGACGTTAAGATCCATAGGAATCTCACGACGTACGTAGTCACGTGATACAAGTTTGTCGGACCTCATCTGAAGAAGTGCAATGATTGCACGTGATGGGTCCATACCTGACATAATGCCGTAGCGAACTTCTACACCATATTCGCCCTTGATGTCACGACCTGGTGTGTACTTCAAGACATAAGGTGTTCCATCTTCTGAACCCTTGATAACTTTTTGTACAGAACTAAATAACTTTTCGTCTACTTCAAAGCATAGACCGATAAGGTCGCTAAACATTCTAGCGAATTGGGCTTGTGCTGATTTAATTTGAGTATCAAATCCAGCCTGCAATTCTTGAACGCCACGACCAGTAATAACACTTGCGTTGATCTGTCCTGAGCGGGACTCAGGGTAACGAGCGCCAAGCCGTAGTTCACGTTCTAACACTCCTGACTCGGTAAAGACACCTGCTGGAAGTTCTAGCGCAACACGACGAATGTTCTGTGGTTG